GTTCGGCGGCGCCGTCTTTGACCATTTTGCGGACGCGTTCGCTGGTGATGCAGATGGATTTGCCGGTTTCTTGGGCGAGCTGGGCGACGGTGAACCATCCGGCAGGGACATGATCGAGCTTCACGGAGCTTTTCTTGAGCTCGGTGATGAATTGGGCGAGCGAGGATTCGATTTGCTCGGCGGTGATCTTCGACTTTTTGCTCATAGATGGGTCACTTTGGGCGCCGGGGGGTTGTAGAAGATGTGATGCGGGCTTGGGAGGGCGCCTTGGGGTTTGCCGCGCCAGTCGAGGATCAAGAGGCTGGGACGCGGGATGCTGTCGGGGACGACTTTGTGTCCGTGGCGGGTCAAGAATTGCCATCCGCCGGTGACGCCGATCATGCCGCTGCCGTCGCTGTAGACGCCGCCGCAATGGCGGTGTCCGCGGAGATAGACTTGGGCAACGGGGTGGCCGGCGCGGACGGAGTTGAGGCGGGCGTTGCCGAGGGTGATCGAAAGGGCGCTGGCCTCGAGGTAGGCGCGAGAGGTGGCGCCGATGTGGTGGGTGGCGTCGATGGCGCAGCCGTGGATGTTGATGAGCCACTTCTCGCGGGCGACTTCGTCGCGGGCGCCGATGAGTCTGGCGAGGTAGCTCTCGACATCGTGAGTATGACATTCGGTGCCTTTGACGATGAAGGTGGCGGCGGCTTTGGCGGTGAGCGGCTTGAGGGCTTCGGCGGCCATGGCGCAGTGGTTTTCGATTAATGAGGCCACGACTTCCGGGCTACGGTGATGGATGCCTTCGGTTGCGTCGCCGTTGACCAGGACGGCGTAGGGATCGCCGCTGGCGATGGTGGCGACTTGGCTGAGGGCGTTTTGCCAACACTCCCACAACCAACGCTGGTGGTGGTTCTTGCCGAAATTGATGGTGTTTCCAGCGAGGTTCTCGCTGTCGGGCGGCATGAGGCCGACGGTGCTGCCGCAGTGCAGATCGGAGCAGACGACGAGGATCGACGGCTTTTTGTCGGCTTTCTTCTTGGGCATGCGGTTAGTTTGGGGAAGGCGCAGTGGGTTGAATGTGACCGCTTACCTGCGCGATTTCCCGGTGCATGAAGTAAGGAGCGGGGCCGTCCGTGGAATAGATCCGGAGAGCAGTGGCGACGCCATGCTTTGACTTGTTTTTGACGCGTTGCCTTTCCATGCGGGGGGAGCAATGCGGGGGCGGCTGATGAATTGCCAGTCGTTGCGGCAGCAAAGCACCGCAATCCACTGCAAAGCACCGCAATTAATCGCGCTTTGCGCGATTCTGTGACGAGTGACAAGTGACGAGTCAGCCGTCGTAACAGCCGCACGGGACATGATGCGGGTCGTGCTTGTCGAGCCAGTCGAACAGCTTGAGTTGATCGTCGTCCGCTTTGACTACCTCTGACCATTTGACGCCAAACGCCAATCCCTGCTTCGGTCCCTTGACCTTGACGTTCTCTTCCAGCGCGACCGCCCGTTCGTAGTATTCCGGCGCCTGATCGCGCAGCCGCAGGATTTCGCGGAGCTTCATGGCAGGGCAGAAGAAGCAGGATGATTTGCCTGCTTGCGGGAGACCGTGGCGCTCGATGGCTTCGGCGCATTCCTTCCTGGCCCATTGCCACTCAATCAGCGGGAACCAGTTGACCGCGCTGCGCCCCTTCCCCAAGTCGTTGCTGGCGACATAGGTGGCGCGGTGGCCCTCGGCGAAGTCAAAGCCAACCGCCTGCGTCACGGTCTTGCAGTCGTTGACGTCCATCCATTTCCGGATGCGCTTGCGCTGCGGCTCCTGTTTGTATTTCAACGAGCAGGCTTTGTAGCCGTAGGCAAGGCTCGGAAGTTGTTGGCGGCGCTTGCACTCGCCTTCCAGTCCTTCAAACTCGCCCTTGTAGGTCTTGAACACCGTTTCAATCGGCAAGCCAAACCACTCTTGGCATTTGTCCGACATCACGCGCAGATGCTCGTAGGTGTGCGGGAGCTCGCCGCCGGTGTCGGCAAACAAGATCAGCGCGGGTCGGATACCGCGCTCGCGGAAGCCGCAAAGCATGGCGGTGCTATTCGTGCCGCCACCGTAGGCAACGATGACCGGATGCTCGGTCACAATCCTTGCGGGCTGGCGAGGGCGTCGATTCTTCGGGCGGCGAGGTCTTCCTTGAGGGAGAGGATGGCGTCCATGCCGCCGGCGGTGTGGGCGAGAAGGCTCGGCTGCTGCGCGGTTTGCGGTGCGCGGACGATTGCCTGGGCATCACCGATATGCTCGTCGATCACGGCCATGATGGCCGCCCAGAGAGGCGTGCTCTCGGGGACGGCCAAGGCGCCGCGCTTCTCTTTATCGGTCAACGTAGGGACGTCGATGCGGATTTTGCGGGTGAACCAGCTCATTTTGCTTTGAAGCCTGCGCGTTTGTTTTTCATCTGAGAGTAGACCTTCGGGGCGATCGTGCTCTTCGATTTCGGGCGGCTGGTGCCGGCGGCCTTGCGGCGGTTGATGTTGGCATACAGTCCTTGTTTCATGTTTTTCCTTTCTACCATTTGACTTTGTCGGCCCAATACGCGGCAGACATCTTGCCTTTGGCGATGTTCTTTGCGTGGCGAGCTTTGAAGGCTTTGTTCCGGGCGGTCCCGGCCGGTGATCCCTTCACGCCTTGTTGGCCGAAGCGGATGATTTTCTCGACGCCACCGGAGCAGGCCTTGACCACGTGCGACTTGGTCGCGTGGCCGGGCGTGCGCTGCGGCGCGTTGCATTTCATGGCTGATTTTCCGATCATAGATTTAGAAGAAGTGGCGAGTGACTTGTGACGAGTGACGAGATCCAGAGGTCATAGCGTGGGTTCGGGGAGGCCGAACGCTTGCAGGACGTCGATGCGTCGAAAGCGGCGGTATTTGATGCCTTTGAGCCGGACGGGTTTGAGCAGTCCGGTTTTGAGGTATTTGCGGTAGGTGTTGACGTCGTCTGGATCGAGCCCGAGCAGGTCCATGACGTCGCGGCGTTTGAGGATTTGTTTGCGCATAAGCGAGTTGAGGGTTGAGGGTTGAGAGTTGAGGGATTGGAGATTAGGAGGTGGGAAGGTTTGGCCAGAGCCAGACATATTTGTCGCGGCCGGGGCGTTTGCTGCGGGTGTCTGGTCCGGATCGAGCCCGAGAGATGCGTTGCCAGCCGTCGAAGCGGTAGGTGTTGCCGTTGTGGATGTCGGCGTCTTGGTAGCTGATGGCGTATTCGTAGCCGAGATGCGGGAAGACGAATTCTCGCCAGAGGCGCAGAGCGACGCGGCACAGACCCGGCCGCACGGCGCAGAGGCGGGAGAGCTCGATGCAGTTCTCGCGGTTGAGAAAGTTGGCGCCGCCTACGGTTTCGCGGATCAGTGCGGAAGTAATCGTGACGGCGACCGGAATGCGTTCGTGAATAAGGGCATGCGACCAGTTGCGGCCGTTGCCGCGAACGCACGGGCCCATCTTGTGCTCCCATTGCGCCAACAGGCGATTGGCCTCCGGTAGCGAGATGGGATCAAAGGTGACCATCGAGGCAAAAGGCATTTCGATTTCGGCGGTGGTCATTTCAGTAGCTGCCGAGGGGCTCGAAGCTGAGGTCGGTGTTGTCGTGGTAGCTGGCGCCGCTGAGGACTAAGTATCTCAGGACGTCGATGGCATCTTTTGTTCCGGAGGTTTTAGGGCCCGTCCCTGTATATTGGCTGAGGGCGAAGATGAGGTTTTTGCAGTTGCTCGTGACGTAGAGGGTCGGCTGGTTGAGGGCGTCGATGGGTTTGCTGTCGTCGTAAGACAGCCAGTTAATAATCATGGTGACGCCTTCGGCGATGCCGTCCCCCGGGGCGGCGGTGAAGTGGAGGCCGATCTCGGCGCATTCTTCGATCAAGGTTGTCGCCCCTTCCCTGGCGACGGTGGCGGCGTTGCCATACCGGCTGTCCATGATGCGCTCGAAGACGACGAAGTCTTCGGCGTCGCGGGCGTGGCGGGTTTCGATGTTTTCGATCTCGAGTTTGTAGTGGCTTAACCCGAAGCCGAAGCTGCGCTGGGCGTCGCCGGCAATGCCGTCGGGGTTGTTGCCGCCGGGGACGGCCCAGGGGCCGGGGAGGCCGACGCCGGGGACTTCGCGGACTTGGCTGGGCCATTCGTCATAAACGAAGCAGCGGCCGGCGGCGTCGAATCGCGCCCAAATCATGAACCAGTTGCGGCCGGAGCACGGGTCGACGACTTGATAGTTGACGCCGCGTTTCGGCACGCGGTCGGGGGGGATGACGTGGATGTTGGTGTTGAAGTTGACGAACATGTTGGCGGCCTTTTTCGTGGGGACGCCGTAGGCTCGCATGAGGATGCGGTCTTTGG